GCTAAACAAGCGTTAAGAGAGATAGGTAAGTTAGAGGCAAGGTTTGAGGCAAAGGAAACTGCGCCAGAGCCTAAACCTGTTGTTCGAAGTAAAGCACCACAGCCAATCCAACCGCTGAGAGGGTCTAGTTCTGCTGATGTACCGCTATCCACCAATGGTGAATGGCATGGAACATTTCAAGCATGGAAAGAGGCTCGCAAGGCTGGAAAGATTCGCTAAACCTAATCTTTTTTTAAATTTTCAAAGGAAATGAAATGAGTAATCAATTACTTACCATCTCCAAAATCACTAACGAAGCGTTGATGGTTTTGGAAAACGAGTTGACCTTCACTTCTGAAGTCGACCGCAACTATGATGACCAATTTGCCGTGGTAAACAACCTGCCCCGCTAATCAGTAATGGTTAGTGTGAACTTTCTCTGATTGACTTGGAGTGCCTGAAGAGGTTAACAAGGCGGAAGCGATAAAAAGCACCGTGAACGACTAAGTGAGAAAGCCCCAGAAATGGGTGAAGCGATAGTCTGAACTACCCTATAACAAAAGAAGGGGTAGAGAGAAATCCGAAGCGGTTTCTCCCCTCGCAAGAGGAGTAACAAATTGAGGCGCAAAAATTGGTAATACAGTAAACGTCCGTAAGCCTGGTCGTTTTATTGGTACAACTGGCCCAGCATTGAATGTTGAAGACTTTAACGAGACTTCAGTTCCAGTCACGCTGAACACCCAGTTCCACGTTGACACACAGTTCACTACACAAGACTTGGCTTTGAGCCTTGATATGTTTAGCGACCGCGTGTTGAAGCCCGCTGTGGCCGCTATCGCCAACAAGATTGACCGCGATGGTTTAGCAATGGCTACTTTGCAGACCGCCAACATCGTTGGAACTGCTGGTACACCTCCAACTGGTTTGATTACCTATTTGACTGCTGGCGCATACTTGGACAGCGAAGGCGCACCACGCGATGGCCGCCGTTCATGTATCGTTGAACCCTTCACATCTGCAACTATCGTTGACAGTTTGAAAGGGTTGTTCGTGCCTCAAGAAGCCATTGGCGAACAGTACCGCAAGGGGCTTATGGGCCGGGATTCCGGGGGAATGAATTGGAAACTCGACCAAAACGTGGTTGCACAAACCTTTGGTAAAAACAGTTCGACAACTGTGACTGCTTCTGTTGACACAGGTGCGGCTAGTGGATTCTTGACCTCTGGTTGGGCATCTTCAAGCACCATTACTGTTACAGCCGCAAACACAGGTACTTTCAACCTTAACGCTGGTGACACCTTCACCATCGCTGGTGTGTACGCTGTCAACCCACAAAACCGCCAAGCCTATGGCTCTAACAAGTTGCGTAACTTCGTTGTTAAGCAAACTGTTGCTATCGCCTCTGGTGCTTCTGGTTCTGTGATTGTTTCGCCCGCTGTGATTACTGCTGGTCAGTTCCAAAACGTGTCTATCCCAAGCACTTCTGGTTCTGCCGCTGTGACTCAGTTCAACAGCACAGGTACTGTGTCACCACAGAACATCATCATGCACCGGAACGCGTTTACATTGGCAGTAGCCGACCTGGAACTCCCTGAGGGTGTCCATTTTGCTGGTCGTGCAAGCGACAAGGAAATCGGTTTGTCCATGCGTGTGGTCAGGCAGTACACCATCAATAACGACTCAATCCCAACCCGTTTGGATGTGTTGTACGGATGGGCTCCTCTGTACCCAGAGTTGGCTTGCCGCGTTGCCGCTTAATCATTAACTTTAAGGAGAAATTAACATGGCAAATCCAGGACCAGCAACCACAATCAGCAATCACCCACAAGTCCTTGGCTCAAACCAAGCCTTGCGTTTGATTGCTTCTGCACAATCTGTCAACTTATCTGCCGCTGGTGATACAGCGTCCGTAGTTTTAGATGTCAGCAAATTTGTGCCTACAAAAGTTATCATCACTAATGGCTTGAACTCTAGCGGTAACACTACCACTATTGCTACGGCTACTGTTGGTGTTTACACAGGCCCAGCGCAAACAGGTTCGACCATTTTGACCACCGCCGCTTTAACCAGCAACACAGGTGGCCCTTATGTGACGATTTCCGATGCAACCAATCTCAACACAGCAATCTCTAACCCAACTAACATTTATGTTAATGTGGGTACAACGATTGCCGCGACTTGCGATGTGTTTGTCTACGGCTACGACCTCACATTTTTGCCCTAATCTGTGAGTAAATAAGGAAAGAGCCATCCTCAAAAGGGGTGGCTTTTTTCACTTTTACGCTACAATCAATTCATTCTGTAAAGGAATTCTCATGTCTTCTACTACCCTATCGCGCGGTAATGTATTAGAGCAGTTCGTCATTGGCCCAACCTTGACTCCAGCCGCTTTAACTACTGCTTCTACCCAGTCTCTCCAATCTTTCCCAATTTCTGGTTTGAAATCAACAGATATTGTGACTTTGTTGCAGTTCAATGGAAACCAAACTTCAAACATTTCAGTAACTAACGCTGACGTTGTTTCTGATAACAGTTTGACTTTGCAGTTCCAAAACACTTCTGGTGCGGCTACTGCGATTACTCCAGCGACTGGAACTTACTTCATCAAAGTTCACCGCGTTGAAGGCCCAGTTCCAACTAACGCGGCTTAATCATGGCTGGTTCAACAGTACAAAGAAGTGCTGGTCAAACAGTAGCGTTATCAGTTACAAACACCGCACATTCTGCGGTGTTAATTGATGACAATACCAATGACCAGATTAACTACACATCTTTCCTCAATTTGGGCGCAAGTCCTATTGCGGTTAGATGGGGTACGGCAGACCCAGGCGCACCCGTGTTTCCCACAGACGGCACTAACGGAGATTTCGTTTTGCCACCCGTGATGACCACGCCCTTGATTCTTGCTACACCTACTACACCATATTATTTGACGGCTAAGAGCAATAGTGCTACTGCTGGCATTTTGTATGTGACTCCAACCGCTGACCAATCCTAAAGGGGCGTTATGGCAAACCCGTCTAATTCTGTCGTACAGAATTTATTGCCCGTTCAAGCGTATTTTTCCGTTGACGGCACATTTCAGACATTTATTGGACAGGGTTTGCCCTTCTATGCGACTGTTAATCCATTCCAATCTGGGTTAATAATCACAAATAGCACGATTGATAGCACAACAATCGGTGCGACTACGCCTTCTACGGGCGTTTTTACCAATGTCACTACGAATACAGGCACGATATACACCACGCCTAACAATCCTACTGATATTGTTAACAAATCTTATGTAGACGCTACTGCACAAGGGTTGTCTTTTAAGCAACCAGCGGCTGTTTATGCGTCTAGCAACATCACTTTATCTGGTTTACAGACTATTGACGGCTATACAACGATTGCTGGCGATAGAATTTTAGTAAACGGGCAGTCAAACTCGGCTAACAATGGTATTTATGTGGCGGCAACTGGCGCATGGGCGCGTTCAGCAGACGCAAATACATGGGCAGAACTGTTAGCGGCATTTCTTTTTATTGAAAACGGCACAACTTACAAAGGTTCTGCTTGGGTTTCGACAACTACGCCAGGCGGTACGCTTGGAACAACTGCTATCAACTTTACACAGTTTTCAAACACCGCGCTATACACGGCTGGAACGGGTTTAACGCTTGCTGGCTACCAATTTAGCATCACGCCCGTGGGAACAGCGGGTACTTATGGCTCTGCGTCACAAGTACCAGTATTCACAACTAACGCAAGTGGTCAAGTTACATCGGTAACTAACACTTCTATTGCGATTTCTGCGTCACAGACCACCTCTGGGACTTTTTCTTCTAGTCTTTTAAGTGGGTCTTACACGGGAATTACTGGTGTTGGAACATTAACAGCGGGAACATGGAACGCATCAACAATTACAGTTCCGTACGGAGGAACAGGCGCAACATCTCTGACTGGGTACGTGAAAGGGAGTGGTACGACCGCTTTGACAGCGGCTACTACGATACCGAACACCGACATTACTGGTTTGGGAACGATGAGTACGCAGAACGCGAACAGCGTTGCAATAACTGGCGGCTCGATTTCAGGACTTTC